TACAAACGGTGCATATGATTCAAAAACAGAACCTGGATTTGTTGGAGACGGCTTTCCAAGGTTTGGAGGACATTTTGTTGGCAGATCATATGGTAGAGAACCAATTATATACGAAGTAAAAACAGGCAGATTCAAAAACAGAGTTAAGTTTCAATTGTTTGATGGCAGTGACGACAATGGATGGAACTCAGGTATAAAAGGAGTACACCTGTTAAAAGAATCACCAAGATTTGATGTAGAGTACGGCAGAGGACGTGGCGGTTTTTTACAAGGTGTACAATACATAGCATTAAGATTTGAATGGACAAACGACGAAATAAAAGATGAAAACGGCGAAAACTTAACAAATCCATTTTCAAGTTTACCACGTGTTGTAGTAGTTGCTCCAGGTAAAAATGTACCAAAATTAGTACGAGAAAAAATATCAGCACCTGGTTTTGAATTTGACACAGCCACTAGTATTAGTGGTAAAACTCGTGACACTGCTCCAACACCCGCAGATTATTCAGTAACATTTGCTAGTGGCGCATACAAACACAGTGCAACAAGGCAAGAAGGTTATGATGTGTCAGGTAACCCTGTAGAAATATTATTGGATTACATGCTTAACGATCGATTCGGTGCAGGTATACCTTTGTCTAAAATTGACCAAAACAGTTTTGTTAATGCTGCAGTTGCTTGCGGTAGAGTTAGAGCTGAAAGCACAACAGCAGGCAGTAATTTTGCTATGAACAATTTGCAACTGATATACAAGACAAGTGCATCAGGCGCTATTTTTCCAGAGTTAAGATATAGAAGAAATGTTGGTAAAGAAGATGAAGGCTTTAATGGTTTAACTTATTCTAACAGTGTATATTATAGACAATTTGTAATAGACACAAGCGCAACACATTTACAAAACATTAACAGAATATTAACCAGCATGGGTGCAATGATGCCTTATGTTAACGGTAAATTTAAATTAATAATTGAAAACGCGGGTGTACCAGAAAACAGTTACAGTATACCAACAGATGCTGATTTAAAAGCAAGTCATACTTTTACATTTACAGATGATAACATTGTAGGAGGAATAAGTTTTATAGGTGGTGCATTAGATAACACATTCAACCAACTAAAAGTTAATTACACAGACATAGAACATAGATCACAACAAAATTCAGTAGTATGGCCACCGTCAACAGACGGACAATACACAACATTTAAAAGACAAGATAACGATTTAGATTTAATAGGTAACGTTACAAATGCAGGTATTGTAAATCCAGCTCACGCTTTGCATTATGCAAAATGTTTGGTACTTAAAAGCAGACAAAGACAAGAGATTAGTTTTAGAACAACAGAATCAGCAACAAATCTTGTGCCTGGTGATTTAATAAGAGTAACATCAGCAGTATTATCAATTGACCACATGTTTAGAATAAACAGTCTTATATTAACGCCGGACGGAGAAATTGAAATTAATGCATTTAGACATTATGTTGACGCTTATAATTTTGATGATTTAACATTGTTTGATAATCAGTTAGGCTATTATAGATTTGTTACAGATAAAATTAAAAAGAAACAAATTATTTCACCTGCAAAAAATGTGTTTACTCAACCGCAAGGATTAACAGCACGTTTAAAAATGCCTAACGATTTTAATTTTGATATTAATAAAAAAAGTAATATAATTCTTAAGTGGCATGACGGGAATATTAACGCTGGCTCAAATAGTTATGAAATACAATTAAAGAAAAATACAGATGCTAATGAACAATTTATTTCTGTAGGTACAACACGTAATCAAGAGTTTGAAGTTAACACTGCAAGTTTTGTAGGAGGACAAAAATTAAATGTAAGGGTACGCGCTATTGCAAACAACGGCACTTTTAGTTCTTTTGCGTCGACAGATGTAACAACAAAAGGATTTTTGGGTGCAGTACTTAATGATATTGTGTTTCCATATTTTGCTAAAAATGCGGATGACCAGGCTGGAACGGGTTTATCAAGTGGTGCAGGATCGACTGCTGTTGCGGTAACTACTAGAACAACAACCCAAACACAGGATACAGGAGAAATTTAATGCCAATTACATCAGGATTCAAAGACACAATTGACAACATCATTTATCCAACAGATTACACACGTTGGGATGACTTAGGAAATGGTAGCGGATCACACTTTACTATTACAGCAATAGATACTTCAAATAACTTTACATTTGATGAAGAAAACAACGGTTACATAAGAATCAATTACACAGATGCATTAAGGCTAAGCAACAGAAGTACATGGAGAATTGATTTTACAATAAAAATTAATTCAAGCAGCACATCAACAACTAATTTTCAAACTAGCCACGAAGGTGTAATATTTGCATCAGGAGAAGGCGGTACGTTGCTTACTGATTCTACAAGAACTGTAGATTATGCAGGCACAATTGATTCAAACAGAAAGTTTAAATTTTATTATTATGATGGATCTGATTTAAATTCAATAACATCTACAGCAACAATAGGCGTTGATGATTTTATTTCTGTAAGTGTTAGATACAGCGACAGCCAAATAAAAATTTATATTCAAGATGTGTTAGATTCAACAACAACTGCAAGCGCTGGAGTAGCCAACAGTTCATACAACTTTGTTATTGGTGGTAACACTACAGGTGACAGCAGCGGTGATTATTTGTTAGGTGCACAGATTGGTAGTTTTCAAATACGAAAAGATACAAATGCTTCAAGTACAGACAAACAATTAGTAGACAGAGATCCAAACGCAGCATTTAGTGATTATAATACTTTGTATGAAAACAGTGGCTGGGACGTAAACACATTAATTAAATTTGTAGACGTATCACCACCATTACCAAGACAAATAAAATTAATTCCACAAACTTGGGGCACATGGACCAATTGGTTTCAAAATCCAAAGAGTCAAATAGAAGTAACAACATCTGCAGTTACATACCCCACGCCAATAACTGGATTTAAAAATTTAACAATTAAAACTACAGACGGCTTTTTATGTGCATACGCTAGAGGCGGAAGCACTCACCGAAGATTTGTTACTTCAAGTAGCGCAACAGAAAAGGAATGGTCTCCTATTACCAGCGACAAAAGCATACACGCACTTATAACTGATTTAAATCCATTAGACGAGGTTGATGGAGGACCATACGGGAGTGGATTAACTACAACTTCAAGCACAAGTTATAGTTTAACATTACCAAGCGCTGGTTACATCACAGAAGAACAAATTGCAGAAAGTAAAACTTTATTAGACGATACAAAAGTAGACACGTATTCTGCTACTTGTGATATTAACCAAGGTATGAGACCAAGAGGTATAAAGCAAATACAATATTACATTGATGAATCAATTATTACACAAGAATTAACCACAGACAACAACAGCGATAAAAGATTTTTTATGGGATTACCTTATTATGAACTTACACACAGCGGCACAGTGTATGAAGGAATAGGATACAGTTTTAACCCAAGCAACGCTAAGTCTAATCGTTTTGATCATGACTTTAGATTGGGCAATAACAACACAAAATTAATTAAAGAAATAGACAACAACTCATCAGCAGGTTCAGGCATAATTGTTACAACCAGAGATGCACACGGTTTGTCAGATGGTGACAAGGTTATGATGAGACCAGGAATATTTAGAAATGTTTCACAGTATCCTCAACATGCCGTTGGTACTAGTGGAGTTGATGCCGTTGATGCATTAAGAATACATAGCATTAGTTTTGCAAAAGTTAGAAGCACAACTGAAATTGAACTGTTTGCTGATTCGGGACTTACAAATCCTATCAATACTAATAGTTCAGATTTTTCAAATTTATTTTGTCCGGGTTATATCATAACACCAAACGCTAGTGGGGAACCTTTCATAAAAGACTTAGGACACAAATTAGCAAGTTGGACATCACCGTTTGATGATATAACATCAATTTCATCTAATGCAGATGTTGTACAATATCCTGCGTCAGAAAGAAAAGGACCGTTGATTAGAACTTTTGCAGGTAACACACAGTTTGGAACACCGACACTTAGAATTGCAGATGACACCGTAATTGAAAGTTTAGATTTTGGAACTGTTGCACAAAAAAGTATTCCAGATGGTAGTGCAAGTGATCCAATTGAAATTACAACATTTAACACTGGGACAAGTGGAAGCAACATCGACGGTGCACGTATTTTTGTGGATCTTGACTTTCCAACAGACGGTACATTGCACATCACAGTTTCAGATGTTGAAACAGAAGACAGCACAGGTACGGTACAAATTAGAACATTTTTTAATTTAAATGGTAGAAGAACTGGCGGAACAGACGATGGATTAGTGCAAAATTTAGACAGTGCAAGTAGCATACAAATTCCAATTAGTGGCGACAGCGTTATGGATGACACAGACTTACGTAGCATACAACTATACGCCGCGCTCACAGGAATAAATGGAAGTGGTGGTACCAACAAAGCAACATGGAAATTGCATTTTGTAAGTTCTTCAGACACAGGTGAGGATAGAATTTTTTGGGCAGGAGGTATGCCGCCGGGCTACAACAAACTTACAGCAGGAAACAAAAATACTAACATGTCTTCTTTTAAAGAATTGTTGCGTCAAAGATCCAATATTGTGTACAAAACTACTAATGAAAACAGTGTGTTCACAATTAAAGGTATACCTATAATATTTCACAGCCTATTAGGTAACACGCATATATCAACTGGTTCTGGACTTGATATCTTTAGGGTACCTTTTGCAGACCCTGTAACACTACATTATAACATGCACAAAGTAGACGAGACAGTAGACAAAACAGCAGGTACCACAAGTTTTTTTGGACCTGACATAGCACCATGGGTAAGACAAGCAACACAAACCAAAGACCAATTAAGATTATGGGACGGCAGAAGATATAGATGTCTTGTTTCACACACATCTTCTAAAGAGTTTACAACAGATTTTAACTTGGGCAGATGGGAGTTTGTGTAAATAACAACAACATAAGGAGAAATATATTATGGCTTGGGCCACAGTAGGAAATGTAACAGTAACAAATTTAGATAGTGCAAATGATTCACCCGCAGAAGCGAGAGTCGAAATACACAATGCACTGTTAGAATTACAAAACGTAATTAACGGTAGAGCAGCAGTTAATGGTGTAGCATCATTAGATTCAAACACTAAAATACCAGCAGCTCAACTTCCAGACGAAATTAATTCTTCTTCATCAACAAACTTAACTATTGATCCAGCAACAGGCATACTTGTTGTTGAAGACATTGTAAAATTAAATCCAATTACAAGATCAGCAGCGTACGCAGTTAGCAGTTTGGTTGACGGCATGATAGCAATGTTAAGTGATGGAGACAGCACAATTACAAAACCCGCATATTATTCGGGTGGCGTTTGGCGTTATTTCGACGACAACACAGAAGTACCTTCTAGTTAATAATTTTTAAAAATTCTTTTGTACTTAAAAAGTCTGCAGCCATTTTCCACGGCTTATCAGTCACCACAGTTATGGGCATTTGTACATGTAATTGCTCTAGCAATTTTCTACGAGGTATGCTGTTCTTCTTTGGTTGATAATTTCTCCAAGTATACAAATGGTCATACACGCTTGCGTTTGTTTCTGACCAATCGCAACCTAACAGGTATATGTGATCCAGTTGCAAATAATGTGCTAAAGATAGCGCCAATGTACCTGAACAAAATATTTGATGCTTGTGTTTAACGTATTCAAAACCGGGTTGAGACATAACGGTTCTGGTCCAATAACGCACATCTGTTTTGGGTTTGATTGCTTGTAAAACCTGTCTATCGTATGCACAAACATGATGAACCGCCCTGTTATTCTCAATAAAATTACAGCCTATTTCAACATCCTGCAACGGTATGTTATGCAAGGGCTTTGCTGATGGACCATTAAACCAAACTATGTTCATAGAAATATTACCATATTATACAATGTATTTAAATATAAAATATGGACAGGATAAAATTTGAACAAATACTAATTGCAACGGGTTTCGAAAAAAAAATAAGACCAGTAAATCATCGTGCACGGGGCTCCACTAAACCACCATATTGGTATGAATATAAAGAAAAACGTGAGACCAAATGTGGCGAGGCACAATCAATGACATGTGGTCGATCTCGCATAATAAGACTGCTTCCTGAGGGCAGACAAATATCATGTCATGCCTGTAAGTGCACCTGGATTCAACACCTCAAAGATTAAATATTAATGAGTCTGCGGACTCATCCAAATCTCCATTTGGGTGGGGATAATGTGTTCCTTTTTTAGGATATCTGGCATGGTCATTATCCCCGCATACAAACATATACCCAATGACTGTTTCGTTGACGTGTGTGCGTCTATGTGAGTCTAAATGGCACGTTTATGGCTTATTTTAGCAGATGTGTTGTTATATGATGTCTAAAGACATCAGTTCGTGTTTGAGATCAAACACTCACAACAGCAGAGCTCAAAAGAAGTAAAAATTAATTTGTGGAAGAACTTGGATATCAACGCCAGGTTTTGGCATTGATAAAAACATGTGTTTTCACATGGATATTGTATTACTCGCACTCTGGCAGGCTTGGTTTTGCTATCATCCTTTATGAGCATCTCTTGACGCATATATAGAAACCATACAATTAGTTGTTCTATATACTGAGGCTTTACGTATGTCCTCTCACTTTTAATCAGCGTTCTGATTCAACCGTTAAAATTTACAGAAACGTTTCTTAGCTCTGGCATGCGTGCTAGACGTTTTGGCATCCTTTTGGGTAGTCCGTAAAAGTTGCTGACAACATCCAGCGGAGCGTTGGTTTGTACCCAATTGGCTAACGGTATTATAAAAGAGCCCGTCATCTCGTTGTTGTTTTTGTGTGTGATTGTGTGTGCCTAGTTTCTGCCTAAAATGTAATATAACATAGATACTTATCAAAGTAAACGGCCGACCAAATATTTTTACTAGGCAAAGAAGAAAAATACCAGTCGACCGTAAAGGAGTTCACGTATGTTATACTTGAACAATAATATTTATTTTAAAAAAAATGTGGTTGTAATAAATTGGTTGATTTGGTAGATTTGGTAATATCGGCTCACTTGGTCAACTTGGTTCTTTGGATCAGAAGACCAAAGACCAAACCTTACCAACCTTACCATATATTGGTAAACTAATATTCAAAATAGGTTGACAAAAAAATTAAATGATGTTATAATAGTATTATGAGCATCACAAAAAATTACAAAATTCAAAGGTTCAAAGGTAGCCGCTCACAAATCATTTCGAAAAAAAAAATATATGGCGTAATTGTGAGAATGGCTTCGTTGAAAAAGGGTTACGCCAAATTTTGGGGACAAGTAGATGTTAGTTGAAATGTCATTGGCACTTGGTAAAGACTACGCAGACCTGACGATCGCATCAAAGGTGCTAACATCGAACGTCCTTTATAAAAGGAAATATAATGACTGAAAGAATTTTTGATATTATAAAAGATCCAAAGATTATAGAAAAAGAAAATGCAAAAGAACAAGTACAAAACGGATTTGCAAAAATACATGAAATATTAAATGAAATAGATAAACATGTTCATGTTTTTAACAAAGGAGATAACATGTCATTACAATTATCAGATATAAAAGATTGTATGATACATATGTTAAAACATTTAGATGAGGAGTTTGAAGATGAGTAAGAAAGTTTCAATAATGGATTACAAACAAAGTATTGTAGTTTTGTATGACACTCATAGAATTTATCATGATAAAAAGCCGTTAAATCAAAGTTTTGATTCAATTGGTAATATAAAAGAAAAAGATCAAATGATTCAAGAAATATGGAATCGTGTTTCTGAGTTCAAACCTGAAATAAAAAATTTGTTTGGCAAACAACACACGTTAGGATTTAAATATCATATCAATAAATTACATTTATATTATGAAGAACAGGTTAAATTATTTGAATTAGGTCATTTCAATCATATATATAGGAAGTTACCTGGAAAAGGTTTACTTCCTGAAGCAAATTTTCCTGAAGCAAAATTAACATTAAAAAAAATCAAAAAGAATAAATTCATACCGTTTTATAATGATTTAAAATTACTCCAAGCAATTCATGATTATGATTCTGATTGGTGTGATTGGAGAATGAGGGATGATGAAAAACTTGAAAAACATTTAATTACAAGTTTCAATCAATCAATACATTATGAATTAGAAAATAGGATATCAGAATTAAAGTTTTGGAAAGGTTTACACGGACCAGAACATGATTGGAAAAGAAAATGACGTGGAATAAATGGCAGGTACTTACAGGTAAAACTGTAAATCAATGGGCAGAAGAACTTGGTCAACATCCTGAAACAATAAGATGTAGATTAAAAAAACATGGAACACCATATCCTAATCTTCAACCTGTTAGATATCAAAAACCTAAACCACCCAAACCAAAATTCAACTTACAAGTTAAACCAACTATTAATATTGTAGATCCAAAACTACAAACATTTGCGTACACAGACGACACACCGCTTGATATGGTTAATGACAATTTAAGTGTACGTGCGTTAAATTGTTTGAAAGAATTAAACATAAATGACATTGGTGATTTACGCAAAATAAACATTATGCGTGTGGATAAAATGGATGGTTATGGTATAGTAACGCGTAATGAATTAATAGAAAAATTTTTTAAATAAACAAAAGGAGCAACATGAAAAAAACAACAATGATACTTGCATTTTTGGCATTAACCAATTGTGCATATAATCCAAAGATAGACACGGCAGGTAGAAGCGGTACTTTTCCACAAGCCAAAGCAGTTGAAGTAACCAACGACATACAACACTGTAAACAATTTGCAAATGACAACACATTCAGATTGTATGACTCATTAAATTGGGGTTGGGGACAATATTTCCACATTGCTACATTAGGTATAGTACCAGCAAGAGAATTAAAATACAAAAAAAGAGTACAAAAATGTCTTGAAGGCAGAGGACATTCTGTAATCAAATAAAAAATTTTGGTATCTTAGGATACTGTTTTCTGTGGTGTATTTCTTATAGGTGATGCTCCTTTTTTAACTACACCACATATAAACCACTAAATATTAGTGCAACTGCAGAATGCTGACACGCCCCGTGTCGGTTGCTATCTTAGTTCGCCATACTATCTTACATCTGCAGTTGCGCTAATCATTAAAATTTAGGTTTACTTTTATATCCGCTTCATGTTAATATGTATAAATAAGTACAAACAATAGCAAAAGGAGTAACATGAATATATTTGAAATGGTTAAACAATTCCATGAAAAATACCAATTAAAACAAGAACCAAACAATTATGAGTTGCAACGTGCAAGAATTAGACACATGATTGAAGAATTACAAGAATATGTCAAAGGGCACAGAGAAGGTGACAGAGAACAACAACTTGATGCACTAATAGATTTGGTGTATGTTGCGCTTGGTACAGCGTATTATGAAGGCTTTGATTTCAATAAGGCTTTTGAAGAAGTACATGCTTGTAACATGAAAAAAGTTCAAAAATCAACTGACAGAAGCAAATGGGATGTGGTTAAACCAGATGGTTGGACACCACCAAACCTTAAGGAGTTTGTATGAAAGAATCAATAAAAGTATTAGATGAATGTAAAGATTTACAAAATAAAAAAGCACAAGATTACCAAAATCCAAACTCTAATATAAAACAAGCAGACTATTATCCAAATGGTTGTGCAAGCATACTTGATATTATGAATACAAAAATGTTAAGATTAAGATCAGTAGTTGAAACGCTACAACATGATTCAAAACACAAACAAAACTTTGAAAGTCTTGAAGACAGTGCAAAAGACCTTATAAACTATTCATCGTTCTTTGTTGAATATTACAGAGGAAAAATGCAAGGTCAAGACACAAGCAAAGATTTGCTAAACAGGAGCAAGAATGACTAATAAAAAACCACCGTGGAACAAAGGTAAAAAAGGAATCGAAGCAGGTTGGACTGAAAAAAGACGTAAACAATATTCCGAACGACAAAAGGCATGGCTAAAAGCTCATCCAGAACACCCGTATGGACACCCTGGACCAAGAGTAGACAAATGGAAAACTGGACCAGATCCTGCTGTACGTAAACATTATTATAGATTTTTAAAAGCAAGAAATCAAGCAAAGTTTTGGAAACAAGAGTGGACAATCAGTTGGGAAGATTATTTAGATTTGTTTAAAACAGCATCAGGAGCATGGAGCAGAGACAAAAATGCGCTTAATTTAGCACGTGTAGAAACGTCAAAAGGTTGGCATCTTTGGAATGTTAAATTAATGAAAAGAATTGATGCAATGCGTAGAAAAACAACCAATAAAAGAGAAAAACCAGACGGGTTAGGCAAAGGAAGACACCATTGGACCAAAAAGAAGAAATAAACAATTTTTGGACATTCTGTAATTTACGTGAGGATGTTAGGATAAACAAAGAAAAAGGTTTACCTCAACCTTGGACTAATGACCCAATTTTACAACGTCATAAATTTACAAACATTAACAGATTACATGACAGAGGCACACAATTATTAATTAATTTGTGCAATAATATACCACATGAATTGTTTGACACAATCAAAGACAGCAACAATGTGTGGAAAACACGTGTGGATATAAATGGTGATCCTTGGCAAGAACGCGAGGATAACACCAATTGGTATTACAATACTGTTGACTTCAAAAAATTCTGTGCATCAGCAATATATCGTTTCAGTGGTTCTAACAACGCCCTAATAACGATGATGCAGAATAATAAACCAATCAAATGGTTTGTTCTATTAAAAAGTGTTACGCCACTGTTCAACATGACAGCTTATCAAGCCAATTGGCCCAACGGCAAGGGCAGTGGACGTAATTTTATGTTGCAAGAATTAACATTTTTTTGTCATTCTGTTTATTATCATTTTAAAAAACACATGAGCATTATGCAAGCACGCGATATCATGTGTGATGGGCTTGCTAAAGTTGGCTATAAACGTATGCGTTTTCAAACAACTGAAATAGCCAAAGACCTCAGCATGTTAACTGATTTGGTTGATGCTGACAGCGAGTGCCCAATGAATGTGGGAGCAATAAAAGGTTTAAAATACATATTCAATTCAACAAGTTCAAAGAACCTGATACATTTGGTTACATCTGCCCAAAATCCAGGTTACAACACACAAATATTAGAACACGCTTTATGTGAGTATTCCAAGTACAAGGACTACCAAACTGGTGTACGTAAGTCACATCAAAAGGTTTACAAACCCACACAAACGTCGTATAATAACAACACAGTCATAATCAACCAAACCAAGGAGGCAAATAATGACTAAATCAATACCACTGTTAGAACAGTTTTTTACTGAACTGGCAGCAAAGAAACACAATCTAGTTACAGCAAACATACTGGATGGTGTCAAAGACAGATTGAAAAAGAAAGATTCAATCACACCAAAACAAGCACTATGGTTACTGGAAAAAATCAAAAAGGATCAAGCCGTAACCAAATCCATGGCTGCTGAACTAATGAGCGTTATGGAATCAGGTGGCTTGGATGACCAAAAACTTGCAGAAAGAACAGTGCGCAAAGAGCTTGTGGTGCAACCAGCAGTGGATAAAGCAGCACATTTTAATTCGTTGTTTGACACTGAAACAGCAAAATTGGTCAGTGAGTTGGACACAATCACAACCAAGTTAAAGAACAAAGCAGGACTATAACATGTTTATGGCACTGAAAAACTGTCATGACATACATCAATACTTCAAAAGGAAACTGTCGAAACGACAGTTCTGCGTGGATCGTGGTGGGCATCAAACAATAGAATTGCTTGGTGCCTGTTTCGAAGCAGACAGACCAGCCATTATCGGTCAGCCCAATCAGGAGTATATTGACAGAGAAACAGAGTGGTATGACAGCCAATCGCTCAACATATATGACATGGGTGATCCACC